CGAAATCGTCCGTACCGGCGTGATCGCCGAAGAACAGTACGAACTGGTCGCCGCGGCGGCTACGCGGATGCAGCGTGTCACCGGCAAGGCGATGAGCGACACCATCGCCGAGTACGCCGAACTGGCGCGCGACCCGTACAACGCGATCATGCGCTTCAACGAGGCCGAAAACTTCCTGACCAACTCCATCGCTGACCGCATCAAGGAATTGCAGGAGGCCGGCAAGATCGAAGAAGCCGCGGCGCTGGCCCAGGAAACGCGCGCCAACGCGCAGATCGAACGCACCCAGCAGATCGAAGAATCGCTGGGCCTCATCAGCGGCGCATGGCTCAACATCAAGAGCGGCACCGGTGAAGCGTTTGACGCGGCCAGCAACTATTTCACCGAACTGGACAAGAAGGCCAAGGAAGGCAAGGACCGTCTGGACGAACTCTGGCGGGCGTGGCAGACCGGCGGCGCGGCGTCCGCGTTCGCCATGCAGGCGGCCGTCCACGGCGTCCAGAGTGTTGCTGGTGCGGCTACGCAGGCCGACGAAGAAATGGACAAGGTGCGCACCAACGCTCGCCGTCAGCTTGATTCGATCATCGCCGGCAACCGCACACGCGAGGAAGCGCAGAAGCATGAAATCCAGCGCATCAAAAATCTCGGCGAGGCGGCTGGCTACAGCGCGGAGAAAATCCAGGAACTTGTCGATGCGTCCAACAGGGCTTATGAAGCCACCAAGCCGAAGGGCGCGAAGGGCAGAACGTCCATGACGGACGAACAGCGTGCGGCGCTGGAAGCGTTCAAGAACCGGTTGAAGGGCGAGGAAGCGGCCGTCAAGGCGCAGAGCATGACCCTCAAAGCGGAGTACGATGCGCGTGCCATCGGCGCGCAGGCGTACTACGACCGGCTTATCGAGCTGGCCCAGCGTGAAAGCGAGGCGTTCGCCAAGTCCAACGAAGGCCAGATCGCCTACCTGCGCACGCAGAAGCAGACGACCGACATCGTTGCTGAAATCGCCAAGCTGGAAGCGGCGCTAACCGCTCGCCGGTTGGAAGACGGCGCGAAGATGCAGGCGTTGGCTATCGAACAGGATCGCGTCTTGAAGGAACGTCGCGAAGCGCAGATTGAATACCAGCGCTCTCTCGACGCCCAAGTCACTGCGCTCGCACGCCAGCAGGAAGCACAGGTCACCAGCATGGGTCTCAGCCAGCGCGAGGCCGACATGGTGCAGCACATCACCCAGCTTTACTATGAGCAGGCCGACGCGCTACAGCAGTTGGAGGACCAGCGCCGCCGCGGCGACATCGACAAGGAACAGTACGATGAGCGCGTGGCTGCGCTGCGGCGCTCCACGGAAGAACAGGTTGGGATCGTTACCAAGGGCTACTCGCAGATGACCGTGGCGCTGGGCGACTGGCGCTCGGCCTACGATTCTGCCGTGCTGGACATGATGGACGAGTCGCGCAACATCTACGGCCAGACCAAGGACGTGATCGGCACGGTGACCAGCGGCCTCACCGATGGCTTCAAGCAGCTTGCCCGCGAAGGCAAGATCAGTCTGTCGAGCATCGGCGACAGCCTGCGTGACCTGGCTATCGAAATCGGCACGAACCGCATCATCACCTGGCTGATGAACATGTTCGCCGGTCAGAGTATCGGCGGCCCGCAGCGTCAGGCGATCCCTTTCGACTTCAACGTCACGCCATACGCGAAGGGCGGCGTGCAGGACGGCAGCGCGTTGAAGAACTACAGCAACGGCATCTACGACAAGCCGCAGTTGTTCGCCTTTGCCAAGGGAAACGTTGGCGTCTTCGGTGAGTCGGGTGAGGAAGCCATCATGCCTGTTGCGCGCGACAGCACCGGTCGGCTGGGCGTGTCTGTCGTCGGTGGTGGCGTGCAGCCCCCTAACATCACGCTCAACGTCTACGGTGCCGAGGGCAACCCGAAGGTCGAGATGCGCGAGGGTGAGGGCGGTGCCTTCGTCCTCGACCTGATCGTCGGCCAGGTCGAGGACCGCATGGCCAGTGGCGTTATGATGGGCAGCAGCAAGCTCGGCACTGCTTTGAAGCGTCGCTACAATTTGAGGGAAGCGTAATGGCCACTTTTCCGAACAACCTCCGCTATGACCTGGACGGATTCCGCGAGTCGGAAGACCCGTCCGTGCTGCGCTCCGAGATGGAACGCGGCGTTCCGAAGGAACGGCTCATCAACACGAACGTGATCGCGCGCATGAAGGGCACGGTCACGTTCTTTTCCAAGGAAGACATCGCCGCGTTCGACACCTGGTACTTCGACACCATCAAGCGCATCGGCTGGTTCGACATCCGCCATCCTCGCACGCGGCAGATCGTCAGCGCACGGCTCATTGGCGGCAAGCGTGGCGACTTGGTGCCGATCACCGGCGGCTTCGGCCTTGCCTACCGTGAACTTGAAATGGAGTACGTGCGCTAATGGACGCCGATACCGTAGCCCAGTTGCAGCGCGTCACCGACAAGCAGGGGCAGGTGGTGCTGCTGGAAATCACCTGCGCGTCTTTCAGCGGCCCGCTGCGCATCGCCAACGACACGATCAACCATACGTTCAACGGCGATGAGTTCATCGGCCTGCCGTTCTACTTCAAACTACCGGACCGGCGGCAGGATGGCGCGCCGCGTGCGCAGTTGGCCATCGACAACGTTGGCCGCGGCCTGACGGACGAACTGGAAAACTTCATCCCCGGAAACACGGCGATGGCCCGCATCATCGTCTGCCGCAAGAGCACGCCGCTGACGGTCGCCCACGAGGTCTACATCCCGCTCACCAACGTCTCGGTCAATCAGACTGTGGCCACCGCCGACTGCGGCATCGGCTTTATCACCCAGCAGAAGGCGGTGAAGCGTCGTCATACTCCGCTGCACTCGCCGGGGCTGTTCTAATGGAATTTCGCGATATTCAGCCGTACACTGGGATGCACTACGACCGCGACACGTTCGACTGTGCTGATTTCGCGATTCACGTTGCGCGTGACCTGTTCGGTTACGACGTGACGCTTCCTTCGTCCCGGCCGCGAGGGAAGGGCTGCGAAGCCCATCTGGCCGACGCTTCCAAGGCTTACGGCATTCCGACTACTACCCCGGAAGACGGCGACATAGTGCTCATGTTCGATTTTGAGGATACTATCGCCCCGACGCACGTTGGCATCTACATCCGCATCGGCTACGCGAGTTACGTGTTGCACAGTGCCGCGAAACTTGGCGGGAGCGTGATGACCGAGATGCACCAGCTATCGCGACTTGGCCTAACCGTGGAAGGATTCTACAAATGGATTCCGGCAAGCTCATCGTCCAGCGACACCCGCTGATTATCGACCACGACACGCAGGTCGTTCTCGATCTGAATCCTGGCGAGTCGCTTTTCCTTTTCCTGCACCGGCACATCCCGAACCTCGACCCCAACACCATGACGGTGCAGGTCGGCGGTAAGGTCGTGCCGTCGCACCTGTGGCACCACGTCTACTTGAAGGACGGCCAGCGCGACATCGTTGTGCGCTCGACGCTCCACAAGTCGGCGCTGTACATCGTGGCCATGATCGCGCTGACGGCGTTCACTGCTGGCGCGGGCGCTGCGGTCGCCGCGGGAGGTTCGTTCCTGGGGCTGACCGGCGCTACCGCGATGGCGGCCATCGGCGCGATCCAGGTCGTAGGTGCGCTGGTCATCAACAAGGTGTTGGGGCCGAAGATGTCCGCGCCGGATCGTGCGGAGCGCGACAGCGTGTATTCGCTGGGAGCCGCACGCAACCAAGTCCGTCCTTACGAACCCTACGGTCTGCTGTTCGGCGAGGTGATGGTCACGCCGGACTACCTGTCCAAGCCCTACTCGCAGTACCGCGGCAACGAACAGTACCTTTCCATGTTGCTGACGCCGGGCATTAACGTCGCGGCGTTCGAACCGCTGATGATCGGCGACACCCCGATCAGTAACTACCAGGACGTGCAGGTATGGCAGCGTGGCTTCCCGGCCATGTCGGAGCAGGTCATCCCGATCAGCACGAACGTGGACACCATCGCCGGCGGTGAACTGGAACCGCTAGTGCCGGTCGTGCGCACCACGCCGATCAACACCGTCCGCATCCAGGTGGACATCTCGGCCCTGCTGTTCGACCTGACCAGCAAGGGCAAGAAAAAGAACAACCAGGAAACCGTTCGTATCGAATACCGCAAGGTTGGCGCTTCGGGCTGGACGCTGGGCGGCAACAACCTGATCGTGTCGAAGGAGCAGAGCGAACTGCGCCGCAGTTACTTCTATACCGTCGATTCCGGCCAGTACGAAGTGCGCGTGCAGCGCCTTGGTCAGGACACAGACGGTAGCGGCGCGACCGCGGAGTTCACGCTGGTGAGCATCACGGCCTATCAGACCGACGATGCCAACTACGATGGCGTGGGTGTGATCGGGTTGGAGATGAAGGCGTCTGGCCAGTTGAACGGCACGCCCGATCAGATTCGTTCCGTGATGCGCGCGAAGCCGCTGGAAGTGTGGAACGGTACCGCGTGGGTCACCGCGACCACGCGCGCCGAAGGGCTGTCTAATCCGGCCGCCAACGTCCTGCGCTACATCCGCGGCTACTACGATGGTGCGGGCAACCTCATCGCCGGCATGGGCTGGCCGGATTCGCAGATCGATCTGGAATCGTTCAAGGGCTGGATTCTCAACTGCCAGGAACTCGGCCTGACCTACGATGCGTGGATCACGGGTGACCGCAGCCACGATGAGATGTTGAAGGCCATCGCGCTCGCCGGCATGGGCGACGTGGATTTCTCGCCGGGCAAGGCTACCGCGATCTACGCCGCGGAGAACCAGCCGAACTCGGCCGTCATCAACATGGGCAACATCAAGAAAGCCTCGTTCCAGGTGGACTACACGCTGGCGAGCGCGGCTGACGGCATCGAGTACACCTACTTCGACCGTACCGTGTGGGAGAACCGCACGATCCGCGTCAAGGCTCCGGGCGTGACTGGCGACATGCAGAACCCGGCGAAGATCAGCGGCGAGGGCGTGACCGAAGAAGACGCCGCGGCGATCATGGCGCGCTGGCACATGGGCCAGATGATCTACCAGTTCAAGGACGTGGTGTTCTCGCAAGACCTGGAACACCTGTGCTACGGCCGCATGTCGATGGTGCAGTTGCAGCACGACCTGACCCAGTGGGGCTACGGCGGCCGCCTGCGCAAGGCGACCAACACCGGTGGCACGATCACTCTGGAACTGGACGACATCGTTCCTGCG